GATTAAAATCTTCCACGACACTGCTCACTACGGCAAAAGCTCAGAACAGATCTATGATGAGATCTATGAGCAGTATGATGATGAAGAATTAGCGGCACTTGGCGAGTTGTTAGACGAACATATTGACTGGGAGAAGGAAGGCAAAAATGGTCAGCCTGCTTACAGTAAAGAAGAGCTCAAGCAAATCCGTGATGAGATCAAAGAAGCTATGATGACAGCGGCTCAGGCGGCGGGTGCGGGAAATGTGCCTGCAGAGATTGGACGCATGATTAAAGAGCTTACAGAGCCTAAGATGAACTGGCGTGAAATTTTACGTCAGCAAATCCAAAGCACTATTAAAAACGACTATACCTTTATGCGTCCTAACCGCAAAGCATGGCACATGAGTGCAATTTTGCCAGGCACTAACTATGCTGAGACTATTGACATTTGTATTGGTATTGACATGTCAGGTTCTATTAGTGACGAGCAAGCTAAAGACTTTATTAGTGAAATTAAAGGTATTATGGAAGAATACAAAGACTACAAAATTAAATTGTGGTGCTTTGATACCAAAGTCTATAATGAAGCAGATTTTGACGGGTACGGTGAAGACATTATGGAATACGAAGTCAAGGGCGGTGGCGGTACCGAGTTTGATGTTAACTGGGACTACATGAAAGCTAACGATATTCAACCTAAAAAGTTTATCATGTTTACAGACGGTTATCCATACGGCAGCTGGGGTGATGAAAACTACTGCGATACAGTATTCATCATACACGGCAATAACTCTATTGTTCCACCTTTTGGTGCTCATGCATACTATGAGTCTAGTGATAAAACTTGATCCTGATGCATTCAGTGCTGGTCAAATTGAAAGTAAAATTTGGGCGGCACGTGAATTAGAAGTAGTAGTGGCTCAACAGAAAATTGAGCCGCTACGTATTGCTATCCTAGGCGGCTGGTATGCACTACTGCATTTTATTCTGCAGACTAGAGAACGTGTAGCTATTGAATATTGCAGATCTTATGATATTGATCCGAGTGCGTGTATGGATGCAAATCTTATCAATAACACTTGGGAAATAAAAGATTGGCAGTTTAGGTCGTTTCCTAGAGATGCTAATAAAGCTACATACGATGATAACATTAACCTAGTAGTCAATACATCCACTGAACATTTTGCCAGTAGAGAATGGTACGATCGTATACCCAACGGTACATTGTGCTTGTTTCAAGGTAATGACCTAGTTATAGATGATCACGTACAGCGTCCAGAAAATTTAGAACATTTCAAATCTCTCTGGCCTCTCAAAGAGTTGTTTAGTGGATCATTGCATTTTGATTTTAAAGATGCACCTTACACTAGACACATGACTATTGGTTACAAATAATGGCATTAAAAAACGGTAAACCTAATGCACTTAATGCATTAGATTTAAGAAAAGTCTCTTTTCCAGCACATCATTTTCATTATACACTATTAGAAAAATATACACCTACCTATCATAAAACAATAGACTCTTGGATATATCAAAATCTTAACAGTCGCTATTATGTAGGACAAGCTGTAGATCTAGTAGACAATACAATAGTCTACGTTACTAAAATTGGATTTGAGCAAGAAAAAGAACTTAGTTTCTTCAAACTTGCCTGCCCACATTTAACCTAACAGATAATTAATAAGCATATATAATTCATATAAGGAGGTCTTATGACTGAAGAAACCAATATACAACAACCGGCAGAAACTGCGCCACAACAAGAATCAAATGATTTAACCATTAGCGATCTTAGTGCTATGAAAACTATTATTGACATTGCTAGTTCACGCGGTGCTTTTAAGCCTAACGAAATGGTAGCCGTTGGGCAAACATACAATAAACTGTCTGCATTTTTAGATTCAGTAGCAAAAACATCAAAGCAAGGAGCTTGATATGCAATCCTTAAAACACGTAGGAAGAATTAAAACAACTGGTCGTAGATGTATGGTAGTGTTTAGAACATTGCCAGGCGATGCATTTAGTTGTCTTGTTGTTCAAACAGAAAGTCTTGACTCAAGCTATCATGATCAACTAGTAAGTCTGGTCGAGTCTAATGCGGCACAATCTGCAAATGAATTTAGTGAAGTATTAGCTCGTGCTGTATTTTCAGACGGTAGCACAATGTTACCTAGCTTGCATGTAAAAGGACTAATGGCTAAGTTTCCGACTGACGCTATTGAGATGGTTCCTAATATGCAGACAACTATTATGTTGTCAGAATTAAATCAAATTATTGCACAACAAGCAGGTGTTAGCGTACAGGATCTTGCTATTAAGCCCAATGCAAATCAGAATGTTGAAATTCAAGAAATGGCAAGAGTAGCTGACATTAGTCCTAAAACTGGCAACACTGATCCATTAATGGATCAGGAAGATTACGGACGCACTACTAGCATGTCAGTTAACGAATCCATCGAGCCGTTAACCGATGACGCACTTGCTAAAAAATATCGCAGTGATGCTGATAGACTAAGCAAAGAAGCGGCCGAATTACGCAGACAAGCTGAAGCACTTGCGCCAACAAAGAAAAAAGCTACTGTTAAAGCGTGAATAAAGGAAAGATATTTCCTAAAGATGTTGTTGAACATTGGCCTGAAGTATTTGGGGAAATTACGTTAAACGTAGTTCCCCTAGTATACTTAGACTCAGTCACGGTTACATTTAAAAATAAAAAAGTTTGGGAAATTAAAATAAGTTCAAAACAGGCAAAAGACGACTGGGATGCTTTTGAACAGAATCTTAAAGAAATGCTAGCATCTTATGAAAGCGAAATTGAAAATGTTGATTTTAAACTAGATACAGAAAGAGTTAAAAAAGACATGATTAAACATACTAATCTTTTTTTAAGAAAACGAAAATTAAAATGAACGTTAAACTTTTATCATATTCACAACCAACAGAAGAATTTGCTAATTTAGGAGTTGACGATGCGCAAGAACTTATTGCGTACTGCGCCCGTGTTAGCAATCCTAGCAATCAACTTAATACAGAAACTAGTGAGAAACTAATTAAGTATCTAGTCAAACATCAACACTGGTCGCCACTTGAAATGGTTTCAGCCTGTATTGAAATTACTACCACTAGAGATATTGCTAGACAAATTCTTAGACATAGGAGTTTTAGTTTTCAAGAATTTAGCCAACGATATGCGGACCCTACTAAAGATCTTAACTTTGTCACTAGAGAAGCAAGACTACAAGATCCAAAGAATCGCCAGAACAGTGTTCAAGTAGATGATACAGATTTACAAAACGAATGGTTTCGTGCCCAACAAAGAGTTATCTATGCCGCAAAAAGAGAGTACGAATGGGCTATTAAAAATGGCATAGCAAAAGAGCAGGCTCGAGCAGTACTACCAGAAGGTCTTATTGAAAGTCGTTTATATATGAACGGTACTCTACGTAGCTGGATACATTTTATTGAACTACGTAGTGCAAATGGTACACAGAAAGAGCATCAAGAAGTAGCCGTTGCATGTGCTAGTGCAATTGCTGCTATCTTTCCAATGGCTACTGATCTAGTTACTCAGGGCGCATTGGCAACTTAACATTAAGTTTAAATTGTTCGTACAACCAGGACCAGTCATTAATTTTAATTAATGCGTCCTGGTTATTTTTATTCTCAATTCCATACTGCATACCTAACATTGCACCCGGTATTACATATTCTCCAAACCGTCTATCTAATCCTTTAGTGGTCCATGCTTGTAATCGTTCAGCAGTCTCATCTTGATTTGTTCGTGCAATCGTACTGCTGGCTAACTTTGCAGCTTCTCTAAATCCGCTACGCCATGCATTCCACGGACTAGATGCAAATCTATTAACGCTTGCTACTGTAGGAATAATTTTAAGTTTATTACTAAGACTAGTAGTAATGTCAACTCCACCTTCTGTTCCACCAAACAACATTTTAGGCAATAGCTTAATAGCACCATTGCCGTACTCTAGATCATTTATTTCATTACGACTATGCCAAATATGTACTAGATCAAAGTTATAATCTTCTACAAAATAATCAAAGTTAAATGAATCTAGTACTTCATTATCAGCGTCAACTACCCAAAAATAATCTGTTGTAGATTGTTCAGCACAGGCCTTGTGACTGAGATAGATATTGGCTTCTCCGTATACACGTTTTGCCTGAGGGAATCTCTTACTTAGTATTTGCCAGTTTGCCCAACTATTGGGCTCATTGTAAGATAGAAAAAATATGTCGTATGTTATATCTTGCAACGTATATTGATTATTATATTTTACACTAGTGAAAAACTCTTGCGTAGTATCTATTTGCCTATTTTTTGCAATAAGATAGCATTGACATTTTTCGGTATATTGTTGATAGAGTTTAAAAACATGGATGTATTCACTATCCCATTTTTTAGGTTCAAATACTAACATGTCATCTAAAAATTCATAACTAGAATCAATGAACCAAAAGAAGTTAGTAAAAACATTTTTCTTAGCTAGTTCAGCTGTATTAGTTAGCGTAATATCAAATTCTATAAATTTAGCAAATGGAAATTTTTCTGTTAGTAATTTGCCGCGTTCAACTGATAACGGTTTAGAATTATAAAATACTAGATCGTACATTATTCTTTATCCAAAAATCCAACACCATTTCTGTATTGCTGTAGGTGTACTGCTTTAAAAAATTTACTAGCATCTGCATCTAAGTTAGCAATTTCAAGATCAAGTGCGTTTTTTAACTCATTTCCATAGTAAGAAATTTTAGTATCTAAATCAGTTATACTTTCTATTTCTGTTTTCCACATGTTGGTAAGATACTCAAAGTCTCTAACTTGCACGTAATCCCAATCTGTACAATTAGTCATATAACAACCGTGTCTTGCTCCTAATATAGCCCAGTTACCATTAATAGTGTCTTGTCCTATATTAAGCCATACTAGTAATCGTTGTAGATTTTTCCAATGTATTTCTTTCTTAAATTCTTTGTTAGCAGTCTTAACTCCGCGATCAAGTGACATCTTTACGCCTTCACGGAATCCAGCTCGCCATGCTTGGAATGGGCTAGCATTATTATAGACATCACTGTAACAACTATTCATCTGTATGTATTCTGCATCCCAACAAAAATCTACCTGTGCATTAGGATCGTCAGCGGGTGCGTTTTCATGTGTTTTCATGTCTAGCACATACTGTTTAGGCCACAACTTTAATCCGCCATTGCCGTACATAAGTCCGTTGACTACGTTGTATCCTGCCCAACTAATAACACACTTTGATAAGTCTTTATGTTCTTCAAAGTTGACTTCTTGATTAAGAAAGTCTTCACGTACAATGTTATCACCGTCCACTGTGACAAATCTGTCTGTGTCACTTAATCTAGCGCAGGCCTTGTGTGCTTCATCGCTACCTTTAACGCCATGAACACGTTTTGCCCACGGCACTTTCTTTAGTAAATCTGCATAATTTTTTTCTGCATTTGGTTCGTCGTAACTAAGGTAAATTATATCGTAATCTAAAATTTTAACTGTTTGTGTCATATAATATTTGATATCCAACTGTGGAAAAAAATTGTTTAACATATACCGATATGTTAGTAATATCACCTTCTTTATCTAACTGATAATCTACAAGCTCTCTATCTTTGTTAATTAAATCATTTACAGAAAGTTTAATAGTTCTATAGATAAAATTCATGCTACTATTGTCTACTACATAAATCTCAAGACTAGTGTTAAGATTATATTTTAATAAAGACTGTTTTTGATCTGGCCTAATTTGAAACCCCCATTTTTTTAGTAATGGATAATTTTCAATAGTAAACATGTTGTCCCAATTATCAACTACTGGAACTTTAGTTAAAAATATTCCTGTGCTTGAATCTTCATATATAGATACAATCTTAGGTGTGTTTTGATCTATAAAAATAATTTTATATTTTGCTAATTGTTTTTTTTCAACTAAAAATTCTCTAATTGTATCATATTCAAATTCAACAAAATTTGAAAAGGATAAATTTTCTTCGTTAGTGATAGACAACAAATTTCCGTTATCTTTATCAAAGTACACTCTATATACTAAAGATGTGTTGCTCAATGCTAGTGCTTGTGCCAACAGTTCTAGAGGAATAATATCTTCTTCAGGATTATACATTTAATTTCTCAATAATTTGATCAGTAAGAAATTGATCTTCAACATAATGTACTACGCCTGATTGTTTAAAATTATTAAAATATAATTCTCTACGATTGTTAAAATTAATCATCATTTGAGTTAACCACGATACTGGAATAGGATCCCATCCTTGTAATGCAGGTTTCATGTGTACAAAAGTAAAAGGAGAATTAGTGTGAACTATTGTATCTTCAATTCCTAATATTTTTGCAGCAATAGCTACAGTAACATCCATGCTAAAAAATTTCTGCTGTTGTTTAGGAGCATTATCGTAATAAATTCGTTGCCAGTTATTTGTAATGAATTCAACTAGTTTAAAAAATGTTAGGGCAGTTTCAGATTTTCTAAAATAGAACATTCCACAATATAGATTAGGCAAGTCATTTTCTACAAATGTTTTTCTATATACAGTATCAACAATAGTGCGATCTTTATAATCTGCTACACGAGATGTAAAAAATAAATCACGATCATTAACAAATTTCCATGCATGTTCAATGTTATCCAATACTAACATGTCAGCATCAAATACTATAGTTTCATCATATGGACTTGCATAATATAACTTCCAACGATTTTCAATTTTCCATTCACTAGAGGCAGCAGCATCACCAAACGGTATAGGAATTATTTGATCAAAAACTGATTGATATTCTTCAGGCACATGATCATTAGTAACAATACTAATATTATTAATTGTTGGCTGAGTAGCCTTAATGCTTAGTGCAAGGGCGTATGCTTGACGAACATAATCAACATCGCTATTTTGTGCAATAACTAAGAAGCCCTGTGTCATTGTGCTTCCTTGTTTAAGTATCTTGTTAGACTGTATTTGTTCATAACATGCATGTCTAGATCCTTAGTTTTAGTAGCAATATATTCTCCTGAATAATTTTTCTTTTCAACTAAAAATTTTAACGTAGTATCTTCTATGTCAACTAGCACATCTCTATCAAGAGTGTAGTTCATTTTACCAGGTAACGATTTAGCAAAGTCAGTGCCCATCATATGTATTGCGATACTAAACGCAAAATCGTTTCTAAACACAGTTGAATCAATATTATATAGAGCTCTAAAATAACCCCAATTTTGTTTAACGTGCTTTACAAGATCAAAAAACGCTTGATTTACTTTTGACTTTTTAAAGTAAAACGCCGTTGCCCAATAGAAAGGAATAGCATATTGATTTAAGTATCTAAAACTTCTATCATCTCTCCACTGAGCAAGATCAAAACTATCTTGGTAGATTAAAAAATCATTAACATTATCCCATATCTTAGCTAGATTAGAACTATTAATAATGTAGTCACTGTCAATAACCAGTGTTTCATCATAGGGAGTTAGATCATAGCAATCTGATCTATTTAGATTTTTCCACGTTAATGTTTTAGATGCAAGTGTACCATCATAGAATCTTTTTGTCTGCTGTGTGTCGGTCCAGGTTGTAATAAACTGATCAAACACATCTGCTGCCGTTGGTTGACTTTGTAATAACCAATCTTTACTATCAGTGATTAAACTAACAGGTACATTTAGATGTCGTTTAACTTGTTCGGCAGCAAACAATGAGATTTTAGCATAGTCAATTTCACTGTTATTTTGAGCAAAAATTAGAACACCACGAGTCATAGATTTACTAGATCTCCAACTCGTCTTTTAGATCTTAAGTCTGCATACTTGGCCAAATATTCATTAGTTGCTTCATTATATACTGACAACATATTATCTAAAAATTCCTGTAAGTTTGAAACTTTTAAAGGAATACGGTTGTCATCTAATAGAATTGATTCTGTATTTCCAAGCTCAGTTAATGTATGCACAAAAACAATCAACTCTCTAGACACAGTAAAACTAGATCCTTGAAAATAATAAATGAGACTTTGGTTGTATTCTTCCAAGGCAGTCTTTCTAAGATTGCCAAGTGTAGCCATGTAATTGGCTGTTTGAAATGCTTTTTCTAATCGTTCGTCCACAGAGACCTCCAGAGTAACTACTATACAATATAGTAGTTATCTTGTCAAGAGGTATGGGTATTGCCGTCCTGATTAGGCAGCAGTTGGTGTTAATACAGAAACATTTGTGCCGCTTGGGCGATACATTGCAACCACTGTGTTTAGTGTTGGTTGTACATCTTCGTCAAAGTTTGGATCGCCTGCATCATTATCGCGGTATTCCATTGTAAGAATTAATTGTGTGCCATCAGCAGATTTTCTAGCATACGCATAGTATCTGTTCTCAGCATATGATCCTGCAGGTGCTGCCTTTTCACCAATTAATTGATTGCTAGTATTTAGATCTTCCCAGCCGATTGAATAACTAGTTGCTGATGACCCTGTGTATGTTGTAGCAGTATAGTTCATAACAAATTCACCCATTTGAGTGAACATTGTGTTCCAGTCATTGTTCTTACTAGTGCCAGTAGTTATGTTTGCACTAATTCTTATTTTGCCGCCTGCATTAAAGAAATAACGCATATTAGCTGCAGATCCATTTCCGCCTGTGTTACCAGTAATAGTAACAGTATGAGTCAATGTTGAATTCCAAGTAGATGATTGTGTCCTAGTGAGCAATCCTTCTGTTGAGAATTGTCCGCCAGCACTATCTGTATCAATAGAGTACTTGTTAGTGTTAAGAGTAGTAGCAAATGTGCTATATTGAGATCTAAATGCTTCCGTGATTGCTGCTCCGCTGGCTGGGACCACTAAATTTCTACCGTCTGTTGCTGTAGTTGATCCAACTGCAGAACCAACTTGGTGTTGTCTTGCTTTTACCATGTCAGTGCGCAGATTAAGCCACTGCAGTGCGGTGATTTGATTACCAGCGGATACATCAGCTGAAGCTAAAGTCTGGCCATACCCGCTAGTGCCTGTACCCATCACAGTATCTACAACAGCTCTAATACTGTTATAGTCTGTTGCTTGAATTAATTGTCCAACACCTGCTGCCATTTTCTTTCCTTACAATATAATTGCTTCTATTAACTTTACACTGGTATCGTTACTAGATTCTAAAGCAATAGCAAATACATCAGTTGAATGATGGACTCCTACGCTAGCACACCCGTCGTTTGCTGCGATAAGATTGTCACCTTTTTTCACTGCGCCAATTACTTTAACTGGTACACGACCTTTTAGTGCAACATAAGTGCCGCCTTCTAATTCACTGTTCATCATGTAAGCAGGGTTTGTACTTACTGCACCAATTGCACGTTTGCCCCATGAGCTAGCAGTTACTTCTTTGTCACCGCCTATTACCATAACAGTACCCGGTGAGTATTCTGCATCAGCAAGATACTTTTCTGCTAAGTCAGCAAATCTAGCTGTAGTAGCAGTACCTTGAAATACATTTGCATAAAGGTCGCCGCTTGCATCTCTTGCAGCAACAGTGTTTATAGTTGCTAGTGTAGTAGCAAGTCTGTATGTGCCTTGTACTAGTAATTCATCAGTTTGTAATGCATTACTAGCAGTTCCCCAGAATGTGTGAGCAGTCGACGTAACTCCTGTTGAATCTGTACCTGTTAATGTAAGACCTTTTTTAATGTCGCTAAATCCTAAAATAGGATTAATACCATCATCAAGTGTAAATTCATCTGCAGAAATTACATATAAAGGTTCATCATTAATAATAGCTTCAATAATAGCATGAGATACACCTAGATCGTCTGTTACTGATCTAGAACGCATCTGTGTGGTACCAATGCCGCCGGCAGTTTGCGGGCCGATTAATACATATCCGGTTGACGGTTTTTTAACATAAAGTTGATTATTATCAGTATCAAACCAAAAGTCACCTGTTGTTAATCCTACAGGTTCATCGCCACCAATTTCTGCGCCGCCTGTAGATCGAAATCTACTACCGTCATAGAATTTTAGTTTACTCTGAGTCGAATCAAACCAAATTTGGCCGCTAATTGGACGAGGGGGTTGACTTCCGCCAGAGAAGCTTTCCAACAAATGTAGGAAATTCTCGTTTTGTACTTCACCGTAACCAGCGTAATTTTTGCCGATTAGCTTAATATCAAATGTACTATTAATTGTACCATCTTCTACTACTACTGGTGTTGTACCACTATATCTATCAATACTATATGGCATTTAGTTCTACCCCTTAACTTTATGTATTTAGTTTCAAAATCAATTTAAATCAACCCATGCTCCTGCTGCATAAGCCTGGATTTTATCAGTTGTTGTATTATAAATTAGCTCGCCGTTATTTGCACTAGTCATTACTCTAAGATCACGGGCACTTGTTGTGTATTTTGGCAGCTGGAGTTGAGTCGTGGCCCTAACTCCTCCTGCAACATCTAATGTATATTCCGGCGTATTAGTTAATATTCCTACTTTAGCATTTCCAAAATTACTAGTAATTGCCAATGTGCTTACATTTGTTGCTATTTCAAAATTCTGATTTGGTCCCAACAATAACGGTAGATTGTTTGCAATTGCTACTGTGCCGGATGTGCTAGTATCACCACCAGTACTCATAAAATCAGTATAGTCTAGAGTCGCTCCACTAAGTCCTGTTATTGTGTCTGCTTTACTAGCAGTAACATTAAACTTCATTCCAGAAAGTGTACTAGCATTAAATCCTGGCTTAATTGTGCCTGTAAAATTAGTTATAGCAGTCTTTGGTGTAAATTCTATTGTACTACTACTAAAAATTCCTAACAGTTGACCTTGCGCCCATAATTCAACAATTACTCGTAGTGCATTGTTTGTATCATATAATGATACAACTTCAAATCCAGACTTTTGTTGACTGTCGCCCCATATTTTACTTGCTTCATATCTGTTGTTTGCAGATGAATAAAAATACAAACGCTTTTCTGTACTGTCAATCCACAGATCACCTTGTGCTACAATACTAGGAGCAGTAGGTTGCACGATAGGACCGCTTCCTATTCTAAACCCGTTGCCGTCATATACTTTTAATCTGCTGGTTGCAGTGTCATACCAAATCTGACCAGTTACTGGATTATTAGGAGCTGAAGTATTTGCAAAGTTTTCTAATAGTTTTATTAAATTTTCATTAAAAAATTCACCGTAACCGGCAACGTTCTTACCAATAAGTGTTAGGTCTGTGGCTGTTTGGTCAACAGTACTGTCAACAATTTCTGTTAGCAAGGTTCCATCTGTTTTATTAATTTTATAAGTCATTATACAATCCTACCAGTATAAATTATGTAGTTTATTGTTAAGTAAGGATTCATAATATTCAAAGGTAGATCAGTAGTTGTTGAATCTACGCTGCCGCTGTTTACCATAAACTTACTGTACCCAGTTTGTAATTGTACTGAACGGCCAACCGCTTCAGAGTCTGCAATTGATCCAGGATCTGTTGAATCAGTGACTGAGTAAAACTGGGTGCCGGTATCTCCGGTAAAGTTGTGAACGTGATCAGGAAGGTTTGTAATATTAATTGATTGTTCTTCATTACCGTTTGATAACCCTACAGTATCCGCTGATACTGCAGTAACTCTGTTAGCTACTGGTCCAGGGATTCCGTCTTTATCTAACGTAGTTGTTCCTGATGTTGCGCCAGATGGTAATAAAGGAACTGATATACCATTATTCATATTATCAGCACCAATGGCCATCCTACCTCTTAGATCAGGCAATCTAAATGTTGCAATACCTACTAATGGTACTAACCCATTATAACTGGTGCCTATGGTTGCAAACAGTTCGGGGTATGAACTAATTGATACCTCTGCACCGTCACATAATAGGTAACCATTGGGTAATGTTGTTCCTGCAAATGACACAAGAGATCCAATAGGCACTGTCGCTACTGTAGATAGGAACGTTGTTTTTGTTATTTTTCTTAGGCCAGTTAATGGTCTGTTTACTAGCAGTTCATCTGTAGAAAGAAAATCAAGCAATTCAATCTTATTACCAATAACGTCTGAACTTAATGCAGTTGTAAAAATTGCAGTGCCGCCAACTTGCTGACCGTCAAAACTAATTGTGTTAGTACTAATAACGTCGCCAGTTAAAGAAAAATCTGTAGAGCTAACTAGTCGAGTTGCTGTTCCTGTAACTGAACCATTAAATGCACCGTTAAAAGATCCAGTAAAAATTGTACTAAGGTCTGGATTGCCAATGTTATTAGCATAAATTGTGTTGTAACGTAACAAATTAGTACCAATATTATGTACATTGTTTGCTACTGGAGTGATAGAATTTGAAGTTAGTGTGCCAGTAATATGAGCGCCGGTGCCTACACGCAGAGTTTTTGCAATACTTGCGCCACCTGCAGTTTTAATACTGCCATTACTTAAGGTTGTACTATCTGTTGTGCTGGTAACAATTATATCATTACTAACTTGTAGTTTACCATTAATATCTAATGCTTCTGCAGGATTTGTTTTGTTTATACCTACGCTTGTTCCGGTGACTGTCAACACATCACTAGAAGTTCCTGCTTGATTAACTCTAATGAATATACTAGAACCTTCAATTTTATTAGTTAAAACTGTAGCACCATTTAATGTGTTAGTTAGTGTAGTATTAAGATCGGCACCTACAATTAATCCGGCATTGTTTTTAATAGTAAGACCGTAGTCAGTAGTACTTGCAACATCACCTCTAAGGAAATTATTTGCATCAAGACCATCAGCATACCCTGATACTACAAGTTTTGTTGCACGATCAGCTGTTCCCCAAAACTTGTTAAGTACAATTCCATTAAGATCAAAGTCTTTAGTTGACATGTTAACACCTTGATTGATTACTGAAAATCCATCAATTGTTATTTTTGGTGTAAATGTATCTTTACTAATAATTGCAACAACTTCACCAGCAATGATAAAGTTTAATATAATGCGTGGTAAGTTTGCTGTATCATAAATTGACTCTACTTTAGGTCCTGACTGCGTTCCTTCACTAAATTGAGGTCCGACTAGTAACCAGTTAGATCCTGACCATAAGTATAATTGTTGATTACTTGTGTCGACCCATAGATCTCCAATGACTGCTGTTGTGGGACGGGCAATACTTTTTGTTACATTGCCTGCAGCTACCCATTTAGTACTATCCCAAACTTTTAATTGTGGTTGAGGTGGGCTCGAAGTAGTACCAGTGTCATACCATAGTTGTCCTAATACCGGTTTTGTTGGACGATCAATGAAAGAACTAGCAAAATTTTCTAGTAAATGTAGAAAATTTTCTCCAATTGCTTGGGCATATCCTGGAAGATTCTTCCCTACAAAACTTAAATCAGTTGTTTGATTTAAGTCTAAGTCGTTAACTGTAATACTTCCGTTGTTAGGTTGGTCAAAATGGTCAATTTGATATGGCATTATGCTACCTCACTAAGGCCAGTTAAACTCTGAATACGCACTGTGTAATCAACTTGAATTAATCTATTTAGAGACTTTTGTACTGGATGAAAGATTACATGAGTTAATAGTCGGCCAGTGCCATCTGTAGCATAAGATTTTAATCCTAATTCATCAAATACATATGTACCATCAGCACTAGTAGCATTATCAAATGCTTCTTGCCTGCTGGGCTCGCCGTAGTCCAATAAACAAGTGATAAACACATCGGTATAATTTGTACCGGTTACGTGTCTAGTTTCAATTTTATTGCGAATAGGATCAGTGTTTACACTGGCACGGTCATCTACCACTTTAGAATAAGTTTCATTGTATAAACTTGCACTAGTTCCTGTGCTATTAGGTGTAAGATAGGTAATAATGCCCGTAGGATCTATAGTAGTTCCTCCGTTACCAAATGCCATCTCATAGATGAATCCCTGTCCTGCATTAGCAATACTTTCTGCTAATGAGATGCTCATGTTTTCGTAGTGGATAGCATTGCGCTTATTAATAAACACTTCACCAGTTTCTGGATTGTGAATTTTAATATGCCCTTCAATGTGTATTCCTGATAAGTCTTTACCTTGCATAAATGATCTCTTTTTTATATTTACCTAATACTAATAAGTGGGTAGATTATACCGTCTACCCACTTAAATATTAGTCATTTTGATTATTAGACAGCGTGTACTGATATTTATCTGTCAAATATTCTGGAAATATTGCCTCTGAATTTTTAATAAAATTAGCAATCTCACTGTTAGAGTTATGTAGATCAGTTTCGCCCCACTGGGTGCCTGTCTTTTTAATCACTACAATTCGTGTGTCTGCTGCTGCCTGATCTGTTAAACTAATACCACTGGCAACTCCATTTACTGAGAACTCAGCAGTAAAGTTAGAGTCGCCTTCCGGGCTGTAAGGATAGCCGTTTGACTCTTCAAATAACGTATAGTCTACTTTCTTTAATTTATATCCGCCTACAAATACGTCAATTTCATTTACACTAGTTGGTATATATCGTAATGCTACATTAGATGTACTACCATTGCTTATAGAAGTTTCAATAACATGAGTGTCAGCATACGGAATAGTTTCTGTTGGTCCAATGTCTAACACTAATGTGTGCTCTAAATGTACATTAGGTGCTCCTGTACCTAATGTAGCACGGCGTAATTGCCCTAAAGTATTGCCTACTTTCGTAAAATACTCAATACGCTCGCCATTAATTTCAATAATGCCAGGCAAATTCAATACAGGATTAGGTGAGCTTAGTTTTGATCCGTCGACTAGTAGAATTTCTGCATCTTTCTGCAGTAAATCTCTAGCTAATCGTGTAGACTTAGCTTTAGAAATTCTCTTATAGTGTGTGCGATTTAATATATCTTTAAACTGCATGTAACCATAACTAGATTTAATATGTTGGTCACTAAAACAAACTATGTCTAAATAATCTGTAGTTTCCATAGGAGCTGCTAATTTCACTGTAACATGATCTGCATCTAAATAATAGTCAACGCTATGTGTTAAAATTTTACCATTCTTAATAACCCAAACGTAATCGTCAGTAACAACTGATCTACTTAATTTAAATTTACCGCCAACTAAGTGTTTAGCTCTAAAATAATCGTATGTTCCGCTAACTAATGACCCGCTTAGACTAGTATACTCTGTTTCACGTTGAATAGCTTCAACAGAATGATTGTAAAAAGATATTACTTCTACAGTGCCCGTTGGTGGAGTTGTAAAATTTATTTGATTACCATTTATTGTATAGTTTTCATATGCTAACTTAGCTACAGTTAAGGTTGCTCCTTCTACATATGCTTCTGCTCTTAGATTAATTGTAACTCCAGAGTAATCAATTACATAACCAGATCCATATGTTAACTGGGCTCCGTTTACAAAGATTGCAAAATCTGTAGGTGTTGGAACATAAGGAGGTGACTTATAGGCAGCTAATGTATAATCTAATGTATTATTTTCTAAAACAAAATATTCATTTACAGTTGTTCTATATATAAAATTTCCAGCACTTACTAAAACATTATTTGCATATGGTTCGGTAGTGCCTATTGGATTTGCTAGTGTAAAGGTGTCTAGCACACCATCTGTTGGCAGTGTTTCAATTTTAATAATAGATGCTGTTTGATTTTCATCAGCAGTTATCATATAAGTGATTAATTCGTTAACAGGTCGAGCTGCTGCAAATCTAATACCAACTTTATCTAATGATGCGTATGCGTCTGTAGTCTGAAATAGCTCGTAATCAACAGCTAGCCCGTCAACTAACACTACTGATCCTATTCCTTCAATCCACGGCGCATTAGTTACGTACTCTAATGTTGCGCCATCTGATATAAAATAGTCAGAATCTAATAATGATTCACTGGCTACACTAAATGTAATTACACTTAAAATTTCTTTATCTGCAGGCGGTGGTGCTGTTAATAGAGTAACTGTACTATCTTGCCAGTTTACTGTGTAATCGATACCTTGTCTCAGAATATTACTATCCACCTTAACAAATATAGATGCAAGATTGCCAGGAATTTGACCCATGTTAAATTCATTTGTTGCTCCATCACAGATAAAATTCTTAAACATTATCTTAGCAGAACCAGCAGTTGGTAACTGATAAACTTTAATTGCTACAGCATCTGAAATATGTCCTGGAACAATTTCTTCAGGAGCAGCACTGGTCAACGGAGTAACTAAGCCAGACCCTTCTAAAATAATGTCATCAGGTGCTATACCTGTTGCAGATGTCAGTGCTGTTCCTTCAAATGCTCCGCCACTTAACTGCGTATCGTACTCATTCTCAAGCGGAGTATAACTGCCATCGCTGGTACTCTTACGGAAGATAACTTTGTCATTTACATTAATTGTTAAATTTAAGTTAGGTAAAGTAAAGACCTGTGTGGTGCCATCACCGATAATTGGCGTCATTACTACATATGGCTTACCTGGCATCGGGTACGTTACAAACTCAGAATCGTCAATTCTTTGTCCGTTTACATACACGTTTATTTCTTCTCCGTCTGTAGGAGAATAATCTAAATCGTATGTATATTGTGATGCACCTGCTGAAAAGATTTTATCATCAAATGTAGCATCAAACGATTCCCATGCGTCTGGCGCAATGTCTTCTCCGTTTGTGCCTACCATCCAACCGCCTCTAACATTAAATCCTAATCCAGTTATCTGTGTACCACCGTAATCAATACCTGTCATTAACTGCGCAAGGTCTTTACCGTACATACCACTAGTTGGGTTGTAATAAAAATTAATTCTATCAGTTGCTGATAAGTGATTAAAATTCTTAGTGTACGTAACACTAACAATTTCGCCTTGAGCAGGAGCGGTTTCTAATATTAACACTCCGTAATAACTAGTAAATCCTCTACTAGCAGTTGTTTTAGTCTGCAGAGTATATTCGTTTCTTAACACATCAATGTTATTAACTGTTACAGAACTTGTACTACGATCTCCATTAGGACTAAATTTTAAAACAAATTGCAATTGTGAACCAGTTCCAGTAAATGTTTCTGTTTCTTCAAGCTCAGTAACTACATATGTTCTTGAAATTCTATCAAATTTAATTGCAATTTTATTAGATCTAACTACTTCGCTTTCAATTACCACTGCTGCACGGGCAGCAACGCCATTAACTGATAGTCCACCATCTATTATAATTGTTGGTGCTTTAAGATAACCTGTACCTTTTGATATTAATACAAGTCTATTAACACGACCATTAGCAATATAGGCTTTAGCTGTTGCGCCTGTCCCGTACCCGCCTTCAATTCTAACAACTGGATTACTTATATATCCAGAGCCACCGTCAACAAGTGCAATGCTTTGTACAGTGAAGCCAACATGATCGTACCAATGTTTCCATGGATACGATGTAATTTCTGGTGAAGATGTTTCAATTTCACCTGTAGAAGAAACTGTCACAGTCACTGGTGCAACTTCAAATTTAGAATTGATAGTTGGAATTAAATCAAAATCAGTAACTGAACTTTGTGAATATTCTATTCCAGTGTATGAACTTACATACTCACGAATTTGTGTCTTATAAGGCTTAACCTCTTTGATATAATCTTCAAAATTTTCTAAATTGTCATTGTTATACGTTACTTTCTGAGATAAGTTTCCTACATTGTGAGTTGCTTTTACAAAACTAGTTTTAAATGCCCAGTCAATAAAAGTTTGTTCATGTAGTGCATATCTTAAAGATGCAAAGAATAACTTCAAATATTCAACTTTAAATTCGTCAATAAGAATTTTATTTTTAATTGTATCAATAATTATTTTTAATTCAATGGTTGCTAGATCGTCATATTGTGCTGAATCAAATAACACACTATCGTATCCTATAGCCGAATAGTTGTAGAGGTTGCTAGAGAACTGTATCGTTCCGTTTTCACGGCCAACAACAGAATAGTTTTGCGTATAATCAATAGTGGCTATATTATTATATTTTTCTAGTAGCAGCCAGCCGCCTGATCCAATATTTTTAACTCGTACAATACTACCGACATTAGATTCTAATAGTGCCAATTGATATGTGTTGTCTACTAGATGATCAATTTTTGTAAATTGATTATATCCTGTAGCATACCAGTCCATGTAGTCCCAATATTTTGTTACATCAAAGGCTTGTCCTTTTTCTCTATCCCAAATTAATTCTGTACTATTCCATGTATAAGTAGTCCACTTATCAAAAGTGTTAGAGTCGCTTAATACCAGTACAGCAAACGGACGAACTGTAAATGTAGTGTTGGGCTGGTAGCCTTCTCCCTTATTGATTATTTCAACTCCCGTCACTTGACCAGCCGCATTTATTTTGGTTTTAACTACTGCGTTCTTACCGGTTGAAGAAATAATTACATATGGAGCATTAACGTAGCCGCGACCTGCTGACACAATGTCTGCTCCAATAATTCTACCATTTTCAATAACTGGCGTTAAGCGGGCTTGTTCTAATGTTGCTACTCCCACAAAACGTAATTCAGCATTAGTGTCAATTGTTATATCCCACTGGCCAGTTACTGTACTAGGAGGAGAATTATAACCTTCTAGATCAGTTAAGTCGTAGTCATCAACAATTAAATTTGTAGCTAAAACTGCATTAACACGTTCAATGTATTGTTTTAGTGCTTCCACACGATTGATAAACATACTTTGACGAGGTCTAAAATTAATACCATATTGTTGCTTAAATGGTAATTTAATATCAGGTACTAGTCTATCGTTTTCATCTTTACCAACTAGACTATGAATCCATTTATTTTCAAGCTCAACAGGAAGTATAGTATTAGGATGCTCACTAATTATCTTCCACTGGCTGTGTGCGTTGGTGCCTATATAATCTAACGACACTGTCCAATATTGAACTGTTAAATTAAAATCAGTACTGTCTATTAGACCAGTAACATTTACTAGACTAAAAGAGTCAGCACCTGTTAGTGCAAGACATGAGTATCCTTCTGAGATAGGATCAGAAATTAATTTAGAAACATTGTATGCTGACAGTGATCTTCCAATAACATTAGGAGCAACAGTTGGATTCTTTACCCAATAGTAATAGGTATTTTGGAATGTTTTAGATACTGCATCATATCTCTTTTTAACGCTGTATACCGCATCGCCATAACGACTAGTTCCGCTTATACCTAAAGAGTTTCCTTTATCGGTAGGCGATAACTTGTCCCACTCCGAAGGTAAGTATTTTGTTTCTACCCATTCGTAAATATCAATGCTAGCAGTATCATATAAAGTATTCCATGTAGTTGATCGGTAAACAACTCCGCCTGCACGATTGTCTAAAAATCTAGCACGGGTCAAATCCCACCATAACATGCCAACTTGATCTTTAGTCCAATTCATTCCGTCATCAACATTAACTGTACTATTACCTACAGAATAAGTAGCTGGGTCAAAATATGTTTTATAACTAATTTCTTGATCAGCAGGTCCTGGAATCTTTCCTTGGCTTGCATCTACTACGTCTATGTAAGACGTTAAAACATTTTTAGTTCTATTATAAATAAATGCTTTTTTAATTTTATAAACATCAGGTCTACTAGTTTCTGTATATTCTGCAATCCACGATCTAGCAGTTAGCGGTCTTGTATAAGCGTATACTGAACCTTGACGATCATAAGTTAATGAATCTTCTGGAGCACTAATTAGAATATAATCGGTAGCTATTGCTATAGATGTTCCATATAGATCGATGCTAGTAGAATCAGAAGTAAGACTTTCGCCAAATATAAATTTAGTAGCGTATCTATCAAATATATCAACTCTACCAGAGTCTACTTGATAATCAACAATTCTTAATGTGTTATTATCAAACGTAGTTAAGCCACCTTCGATGAATGTTGTTAATTTTTCAATGTCACCGCTAGCTGAAAATATTACTAACGACTCATCGGTGTTCATAAAATTAACAGTGTATCCAAATTTTGCATTGAGTTCTTTTTTACTACTAACTATTGTTTGATGCAGATTAAAATTATCAGCTACATCGAATACAAAAACTTTTCCAGCATCTACACTATCGGCATCTGTAAATGGAGCACCAACTGCTAGGTACTTTCCGTTTGTAGATAGCGATATTGATTGCCCAAACTTGGCTCTTGCTGTTAAATCAACTGTAGTACTATCTAGGGTAGTTTCTAAAGTATATAAATTGTTAGCTAATCTATACACATAAACTTTCCCTTCATATGATGATTCTGTATTAGCTAAATCTACAGGAGCAGATGCTACAAAAATATCTGCTGACTCGGAAAACGCAATATCGTATCCAAACAAATTCCTTGTGCCAGCAGTCTTAGGACTTGCATACGTAGTCCAAGAATTGCTGGTAAATTCATAAAAATATACTTTGCCTGTGCCGTTATTGAATCCAGTTGCAGATACTGCAAGGATATACTGAGATCCGTTTTTAGTAAATGCTAATTTAGATCCAAACTGCTCATAAGCTACGGGAGCCTGGCTAACTAACAACTGTTCAAAATTATAATTGCTTTCGCTAGCTTTACGATATAGAGCAACATAACCTTGTTCAGCAAATACACTGCCGTTAACCTCACTGGCAGTAGTGGCAGCAATTGCCAGCCACTCGCCGTCAGTTGAAAATGCAAGTTCTTTTCCAAAATTTAAGTTAGCAGGGTCAGCTAGATTAAGATTAGGAAGGTACTCGTCGTGTGCTACCCATAGGCTAGTAGATGAACTTTTTGTGTATATAATAATAGAATCATTATTTGTAGCCACTGCTGTTACGTATCCATTTGGAGAAATTGCTACAGCTTTTCCAAAGTTTAAATTAGAAACAGGAGCAAAATTACTTAGAGTTTGTTCGCTAAACACAGGATTATTATTGTAAACAGAGTACAATCCTTGGCCGTTATCATCGACCCATACTTGTTCATTAACTTTTAAGTTTGTAGGAATAATTTCATTAAGACTGTCAATACTGCCTGTTCTAACTGAATCAAACTGGTATACTAACACTTCTGCCAAGTCGGCAAATGGATTAGTCCACCCCGCAACAGTTGTAGTAATATAAATCTTACGGCCTTGTACTGAAGATACAACGTGGAAGCCTTTAATTTTATTTGCGTTTTCTATTCCTAAAACATCGCCAGCAGCTATGCTAGGAATTTTAGAACATGTAATAGTCAATGTGCCTGCAGTGTATTCAACATTCTCAATATCAAAATTAGAATGTGTAAATCTATAAACGTTCCAATCTCTACCTTCAAATGCGCACCATACATAATCACCTTCAATAAAAGTTGAAATATCTTTTGTAATTAGATCTGTTAATGTATCAACATGTAGTTTAACATCCTCATATCTAACATATCCAGGTGTTCTTAAATAATCATTAGTATTTGCAAGTGGCCAAATATTGTTAGTATATCCGACTGGTTTAATATAAACATCTGCAGGAGTTTGTCTATAGACAAAATCTACAACAGTAGGATCAATTGTTGATGTTAGTTCAAACGGCTGAGGATTTAGTTTGAATTTGCTTTCGTCTAATTTAAATTCTACTTCTTTAAATGAGTCGCTTGCGCCATAGTTGCCCACACGAACTGCCCATTCTTCGTTGAACGTTAGACTGTCTTGACTATCCGCACTTAGCACATCAAATAGCTTGTTAAAGACATTTTGTGTGCCTTTCTCAATAATCATTCCTTGATAGAACTTGTACTGACTAACATCGTCTTGAATAATGTTTTCAAGATATTGACGTTTCTGATAACCAATTAAGTGCTGTGCCATTTTCTGTTGGCCAATATCAAAGTTGTCGCTATCTAGGCTGTAGAAGTCACTAAATTGATCTGCTTTGTAATTCCAGTTAGGTAACATTTGAGATACAGGTTTTTCGTCTAGCTTGATCCAACTGTCGCTATCAAATAATTCAACGCCAGGTAGGAATGCTCTAGCTGAATAATAAAACTCTTTATACTTTACAATGTCTCCTAGATTATAATCAGTCCAAACTGTCCAATTAGTTATAATTGCTTGGTCGTAGATAAATCCAGGAATATTAAATCCGCCATTCCAGTTTGTTGACAAGTACCCAGAAACTTTAATTCTTTCTTGACGATAACCCGGAGCTTGGTCGTATATTACATCGTTAAACAATGTTGTATTATCTAACAGCAATACATGTTCTTTTTGTACTAGATATAAGGTTGCACCGTAAATTCCGTGATTAGTGTTTTCAGGTTTTAGTACAAACTGATTGCCTTCTCTAAATGAATTTATATTGTCTGCTGGTAATTTTTGTCCATCAACTCTAAATATCTTATATTCAAAAAATGTGTCTACTACATTATTAACAACCGAGTTAGTGCTGTTTAATACTAAGGTATTCGCTGCAGGACTTAGAGAAATCACACTTCCTTCTGCCCAGTTTTGTGTAGACCAGAATAAAAATTCTTTAATAGAAGTTTCCCAATTATTAACATTTTTTAAATCTACGTTGAACTCGTCAAAAACAAATCCTTGTGCTTCTAAGTATACGCCGTATCCTTGTATAAAATCTACTATAGATTGTATAGAAGAAAATTTAGTACCGTAGCTAACCGTTTGTTCTTTACTAGTGTCCCATGCTTTTCTTAATTCTGCACTACGGCCGCCGGTCACTGGCAATTCTGCAAGTCTAGTATAGTAACTAACATCAAACTTTTCACCGCTTTGGTGTGTTGTTTTTACTCGGTAATACTGATTGTTAGCTCTTATTAATTTACCAGCAACATAGTATTTTCCTTCTGTCCATTCAATATAGCTTTCACTAATGCCGCCTACGTTAATTGTTCTGCCACTTAGAGTATAAGGATAGTATGTGAAGTAAGGATGATCATTATTGTAGCCTCTTACTTCGTAACCATCTGCATATTTTGTAATAACAATTCCACTATAGACTAATTTTTTAATAGGAGAACTTACATTAAAAATTATTTCGTAATTTTCTTCAGGTACAAATACACCACCAGAGCTTGACAAACTCTTGCTGTCTAATAGTAATCTAAATTTGGACTTACTAGTAAATCCGCCTAATTTAGAACTAATTTTATTTGTTAATGCTGATAAATCATTAGCATACTGTGACACTAGTAGTGTTACATCACTGGTAATATAGTCAACAATATAGTTAATTAATCCAGCAGTGTTTGTTCTAACCGTACTAGATGCGGTAGAAGGCAATACTAGATCACTTAATTGAATTCTTAAACTTGTGTCTGCATAAACTAGTTGATCGTTTAGATTACGTACAATTCTACTACGATCTAAACAAGTACCTAATACATGATTAGGCTGCAACAGTAGTGCTGTTTGTATTACTGAGAACGCATAATAAGAGCTTCGGCGCCATGCTGACTCTACTGGCCCCACATCTCCAAATACATAATACCCTTCAGCTGTTGGATTGATATACCCACTGACGTGTCCTGCATTGTACGGAGAAACTAAATTTCCATCTTCATCAACGGGGTACCCGTTTTCTAATACAGTTCTAGCAAACTTAGACAAGGTTCTAATAGGAACGCCAGGTTCTCTTACAATACCATGTTTAATGTCGTCCCATAGAACATAGTTGTTATTAGTGTATGGGAGCGGTCCGTAGACTTCTTGCCACCATTTTGGCTCTATACTAAATCCTAAACACTCCCATGGGTGAGTATGCGGACGATCAGTATCTAAAGTCCAACGATATATTCCTCTCCAGAATGCGGGAGAACTTGAATTATCTGGTAAAGAATTATTTCTGTAATTCCAAGTAAACGAATCTAGTCTATCCCATAAGGCATTATTTTGCTGTGTATAATCTTGTGCAATATTTGTAGCCCATTGGAAAAAATATTGACTCATTACACTATCCACTTCTACTTTTGAATATGCTGTAGTTCTACTGTATCCAGGAATAATATTGTAGATATCAAATATCTGCGTATTGTAATTAACTTTTACATTGTTAAAAATTCTTTTTTCTAATTCAAGAATTAGTGCATCACGGTAATCACCGAAAGCAATTGTTATGCTACCGTCATGACCTTGTATTACTTCTGTTGTTTCAAGGTATGTATCGTCAATATAAATTTTTGGTTCAAATAACGGATATAATCCTAGCTTACTAGGAGTAGCTGGACAGTACGATCCATCAGTACTAGTGTATTCATAAGCTTCAATTACGTCGCCTTCTGTTAGGGTAGTTAAAATTTCAAAAAACACATCTGTGCCAAATATGTAATCTCGGCCATGCACTAGCTGTTCACCATTTAAATAAATGTTTGCTGCTTGGTTTGACAAGCTGTTAAGATTAAATGCAGTTGTCAACGGATAGGTAGTAACCCTAGGATCCAATACAGTGTATTCAGATCTAGTTCCTCCTGCATATGCAAACATATCAGATAGGTAGTATGATTGCGTTTTTGTTTTATCTTTTGCTAACTCTTGTAGAATAAAATCAACGTGTTGTTTTGTTTCCGTGTCAATGCCAGACTCGCTAGCAAAGGTTATAAATGCTCGTTTAAATTTTCCATAATCGTTTCTAGATTTTTCAAGAGCTTTGATGATATTTGCGGTCTGCGATCCTAGATGATACAAACTTAGATTCATAGGCCCACTATGTTGTACAAAGCGGGTACCATATGGTGTTATGTTTCCAATATCTCGTAAATTACTATAACCTGGATATGCTCCACTGAACGTAGTGATGTGTTCAACAATCGTGTCAACATGGTCAATTACTTGCCCCAACGTAAATTGTGTTACGTTATCATTTAATGGATTATTTTGTAAACTAAGCGGCAGCTCGTAATAACCGTTTTCATTTTTAGCCTGTGCCGCAAAACATTTCAATGTTACTACATCTGTTATATTCACATCTTTGTTTAACACTAGTAATTTTCTAATAGTGCCGTCTACAACAGTGTATGAATCTTTATTTTGTCTAAGTCCATTAATGTAGACATTTACTTCTAGATCATCTAGTTTATCTTTAAAATCGTAAACATCTATAGGAAAATTATTAATTAATTCACTTTCTTTAAACGTTCTAACAATAGGTTGCACATTGGCAATCTTTGAAAGAGTCCATCCATTTTGATAATCTACTGTAGTAAGATCTGTAATAACTTTTAAATAGCCAATATCTGTAGTTTTGCTTAGTACAGATATTACTTGTTTGTAATTAAATGAATCTTTTAACAGATTGAATTCAAAAACAATATCACCTATGTTACTGATATTTTGATAACTTAATGGAAATCCTAGAGCGGTATCATTATTTCCTGTTCCAACTTTGTAGGAAAATACCTTAGTACCGTGAAAGTTAGATCCGTCATATACACTGACATCACCATAGCTAACACCATTTTCGTCAAATATATCAAATAGTGGAGACTGGTTGATAGTTGTCTTTTGCTGTCCTAATTTCCATACAGTTCCGTTATACCAAAACATTGACCCTTGATACTGTGCTCCTGTTTTTACTAACACTGTTTCATTTTCTATCGGAGTAGTGTCAATGTCTTCTGTTAGATTGATCTGATGACGATACCCGTTAAATGTTTCTACAGTATGAATTCCATCTCCTGTATTAATTATATTAGCTTGGGTGAGCAAAATTTTATCAGTGTAAAGTCTAATGTGTGTAGCATCTATAACCATTACATAATATACTTGCCTGTTAATTAATCCTTCTATGTTAGAATTAGCATTATTCAAATATATAATTTGATTTCCTGTTGCTAATCCGTGAGCAGTTGTAGAAGTTATAATATTATCTACAATGTCAACTCCTGTGTTACCTAAGAAATCTATTCGACGGCCGGGCTCAGTTATGTCAATAAAATTAACTTTAAAAATTTTACCGTTTACAAATCTATCAGGATCTGCAGTAAATAACACTCGCATGCCATTTGCTAGATCAATTCCGTCAATGTTATATCCTAAGCTACCTTCAATCGTAGAAAATACATCAGTAGTAAACGTATCAACAACATCAACATTTTTCTTTGATTGGTGACCAAAATTAAATAATTTTAAACCAGCTTCAAATTCAATAATTGGTCTAGTAGCACGTTGTGCTTGATCAATATCTGGAACTTGTCCGTCTGCTGCTGCTGCCGCTATAATAACATCTTGATGGTACCATCTGTTATAACGACTCCACTGGTTCCTGTCAGGGCTAGCACGATTAATAACAATATAATCTTTGTCTCTAGGGAAAGAAGTTAGTGTACTAAATGGAGATTGATCAAATGGTTCATCATCAAATAATAAAGCCGTTTCTTGCGAATATGAACTTATAATTTCAAGGTCGCTATCAGAGACTAGGTTAATGGCTGTACCTACACCTTCAACATACCAATAGCCTGAAGAATAAATTGACGGGGTAACATTGCCTGTGAAGAATAATTTCATACCATTAGATAACGGAATACCGTTGCTCATAGTGTATGTTTTCTTGCCAATTATATCAGTTGTGAGATCTAAAAATGTATTTTCATCGATATCTTTTATAGAAAACACACCACCTGTGTTTGCATCAACTTCGCTGACATAAAATAACACATCAGGAGAATCACTAGGAACAGTGAATGTAATTGTTCCAGATTGAACTGCGCTTGCAGATACTCCGTCAGTATAACGTTCTAATGGTCCCGCTACTCTAACTGTTTTAATTGAAAACGGATTATTAGGAGCAGTGATATCAAAACTGTAGGTCTGTCCTCTGTACAATGTCAGTGCAGGATTACGAGTAAGTCCGTCTGGTGTGAAGATATAAACATAGTTGTCACCTTCGTCTTCTGTAGTAACAGTATATGTGCTAGAAATAGCTTGTTGTTGGCCTTGAACCTCAATTGGTGTGGGCCCGTAAGGTAGCCAGTAATACTGTTGAAAGTTTACAAATTTGTCCCAGTTAATATGTGGATTCCATGCATAAAATTCTTGCTTGTTTAGTCTTTCATGGTTAGTAACATTGCCGCCATTAGTCTCTACATGATTGATATGATCAATATAGTCTTTATAAAAACTAGTGTTGCCTAAATAATCCTGAATAACTGCTGCTGGCTCTAATTGATAATTTTGTCTATCAGCATCCGTGGCTGCAATGAATACGTCAGAAGATTTAACGGCTTTGGCGTTCTTTCTTCCAATGTATCCTGTTAGTTTTTTAACTGTTCCTGGCTGTGTTAGTTGATCCAGTGTAGCTGACAAAAACTTTTTGTTGCTGTCAGTTCTGTAAAAACGAGGAAGTAAGTCAGCAGTCTTCCTGCCTTCACTATTAGACAATGGTAGACTTGATTCGTTTTGATTAGCCATTAGTTAGTTCCTGCACTAGTTATAGTTTGTTGGCTAGCAGTAGTTGAAGATACAGTGATTATGCCTGAGCTTCTAATCTTGCTTGCAGTTATTGCTGAGATAATTTCAATATTGCTCACTGTTGCACCGTTGATGAATATTTGATCTTTTTCTGCACGTATTTCATATAGACTTCCAAACGTCAATAATGATTGTTTAGGTACAATAATAAAATTAACAATATTAGGTGTTAGCCTATTCATTACATATGCTGATAGTTCTGTAAAATAAAAGTCTCCGCCGAAGTCCCAATTTTCTAAAGCAAAAAATTCGTTAATTGCAGATAATACTTTTGATTTAACATCATTGTCGCTAATAACAACTTCAGAATTTTTTACAATTTTAAATGTTGCTTGTACATCTGAAGATGCCTTATCTCCAAATAATACTTTGTATTTTACAGGATGGTAGATAATTTCATCGCTGATAGATTTAATTTTGTTTAGTTCAGTAGACAATAAATTGTATAAGAAATCTGAACTAGGAGCAAGTGGCTCGACTGTTCGCGATCCGTCTAGCCATTCTCTAAATGTTTTGTCGTAATCTTTAGTTAATATGAATACGTCAACTAAATTGGTTAGTCCTGGATCAATTCTAGACTCGTAGTCTGCGTTATGGATATATTGAAACTTAATGTTAGAACGACCAACGTATACTCGATAATTTAAACTTACAATAAATCCATCAGTAGAGCTATATTGTTTAACTACATCAGTATCAATAAAATAATAGTATTGGCCATTAACACCGCTAATAGGTTCTGTACTTAAAATAACAACAGTATTATTAGAGTTGTCAACCCAACGATAGTCTTCTTGCCCTTGTGCAATAGTGTACAACTCAAGTACAACATACTGATTAGTAGTAGGATCGACAATCTCATCAAATATAGACGGATCATCTACCACACTGTCATCGTCTGAATCGCTAAAAGTGACTTGAATCTTCTTAGTATCAACGTAGCCATCAAGCCCTCTATACTCTTCTGAAATTTCCCAATCACGATCATAAGTGTAGGGACTTGTTCCGCCTGACGTTGCAGGATCTGTATTAATACTTAATACTTTAATTTTGTCTTTGACAATGGTATTAGATCTAGTGTCATAAATTTTATCGCTAGCATCAAAGTAAAAACGCAGTTGTTGATCACTTTCAAATATAAATCTCAATAGTCTAGATGTAACTGTGTAAAATTCTGAGTCAGTAGTGAACAATAATAACCAACTAGCGTCTAATTGTTGATTACTATTATTTCCTTGATTACCCAAACTAAAATCAGCAGCAGTATTTAGATTTACTTCGAATACAATTTTCCAAGTACGTGTTTCAACATCGTATCTTAGACCAAAAGGTTTATTAGAAAATACTAAATCTACCATGGTGTTAATCGTGTTAGTATCAAGCGTGGTTCTCCATGCTGGAATAATTTGACTTAATATTGCACCAGTTGGTATGACATCGTTTAGTACAACTGTGCCAGAACCGTCTACTAGTGTACCAGTATTATTGTTTGAACCGTCACCACTAACTGATACAATTTTGCACCATAGATTAGTAGTCGCATGCGATACTGTTGCCGTGCCTGTTACTAATGCATTGTTATTAGCTTTATTAAAATACTTGCCGGTAGGTGCTACAAATTTAACTAGTGCGCCTGCTGTGACAAATCTTAACGAAGTACTGGTATAAGATCCTAATTTAAAAGGCACGTTAGATTCATTTTTAATATAGCCAGTACTTTGATTAACATCAGTAGTCTTGTTAAACCAAGATACATTTTCATCGCCTACTGTCTTTGCAGTAAACTTAGAATAATAATAGTCTCGTAATTGTTTTGACTTAAGAGTTTCTAAAAGTTGATTATAAATTACAGCTTCAATGTCTGTTTGAGTTGTGTAACTAAATCTAAAACTATCAGTATATTCTTGTTTATACAGAGCACCATCATCTGCAAACAAGTTAGTCTTAGAATATTTGCCAGTAGGATCTACTAGATCAAAATAACGACTAATACCGCTCGAGCTGCGATTTACTGCTTTAACTTTAACTACCTGTTGATTTACGGCCAGCGGACTGATGTTGTAATCTTCTCCCGTAATCATACGATTTTGTGTATAATATGTTGCAGGAGCATTAGACTTGATACTAGTATTAGATTCTGTTTCAGAAGCATTGGCTACTGAACTTTGTAGATTCATAGTCACTGACAATGTTTCCATTTGATTTAAATTAGAAACATACGGAATTTCAATTGCAATATTTCTAATATCTTTTGGATTAATAGTGTAGCTAATGCCATTACTTTGTCTATAGTAGACACGGAACGAGCCTTGTGGTAAATTACCAAAAGTTCCATCGCTGAAAGATAAGCTGACACGATCATCAGTGCGAGTAACAACACTATAGATATTTCTAATAGATTTCTTTAAACTATTATAGATAGCGTTATTACCTTCAAGCGCAGGAATTTTTGCCCAATATTCTGATTCTAATCCTGCAGAATTTAACTTATACAACCATACGTCATCATTGTTAATGTTAGTAGCATCAATATCAACTGTTTCGTTTGTGCTAGGTTGATTGATCGTAAATGTACCTTGATTTAAAATGCCCTGACGGAAGTGTATAAAGAAACCAGTATTAGCACTACCGTTGCCGCGGCCATCATTACGATAGATAAATGCCAGTCTGTTACCTACTGCTGGAGGCTCTTCATATATTTCTGTTTTGTCTTTAAAGGTAGTACTAACTACTTCAAAAGGTAATACACGGCCGTCTACTGCTTTTGTAAATCCGTAAACTGGAACATCTGTATTGCTGGCTTGAAAGCGGTATTGTTCTGTAGGAATACCATAAATTTCATTCTTATCGTCTGGATTTCCAAACTGACGATTAACTGGTAAGGATGCGTTGATTACTTTGATAAACTGATCATACCAGTTGGCGTTTGCAGGATCATTCCAACTGATCACTTGTCCAGAAAGATTACGGCCGTTTGAGTCGTAGACGTTTTGACTAGTAGAAACTGTGGTAAATTTTAATAATCCGCTGCCTGCAATGTTTCTTTTAGGATTGTAACTTAGTAACTGAGCAAGGCGTAGTACTGACTCACGGCGTTCTGCTAGCTCTAAAAAGTTATCACGAGCATTTAGATCAATACGAAAGGCAATGCTTTGACCTAAAAAAGCAATTAGATCAATAAGTGCTAGGTATTCACTGCTTTCAATATAGTCATTAAAATCTTCAGGATAATTTTCCCTAATATAATTAACCATAACTCTACGTAGATTTTCAAAGTCATAGCTTTGAAAGTCTGCGTTACGGAAGCTCTGGTATATGCGTTTCCAATCTTCCGCTACTAGTAATCTATTTTGTCTATCAGTTGTTGACATACGCTTTCCCAATTATTGAGTATTTAGCGTATATTATTATGTGTGTAGTTAATTACATACCAGACAAGCCGTTGGCTTTGTCAAACTTTAACTGTATAGCTTCTTGTATGTTGTAGGGATAGTAAACCACGGTGCATTCAATCTGTATGCCTGTTTCATAAGGCGTAACTGTTATCTGTTCTGCACGGATTCTAGGATCATAATTGACAATTGTTTCAACATCTTTAATGATTATATCACGAATTTGATCTGTTAATGGTTCAAATAATACGTCCCAAATAACAGTGCCAAACTCAGGTTGTTCAAGCCTTTCGCCTAGTCTAATATGAAAATGATTCAACATGTCTTGTTTAATTAGATTCAAATCATAGAGTGCAAAACTCTCAGAGGCAGCAGAAATTGTACTAAAGCCTTTGTAGGTCTTAGTACCAGGAATAACCTGTCCTTGTGATGTGCCTTTTAGGACAATCTTGTCATATAATCTAGATGCTGCCATAGTAGTATTTAACCTTCGCCCTCGCCCTCTCCTTGATCAGGAGGGGCTACTTTAGCAAATGTATCCGTTTTAGTGGTGTATTCTTTCCATACTGTAGCAGGTTCAGCCATGTCACTAGTAGAATCAGAATAACGACCATCTTGATCTCTATCTAATTTGTCAGGTTTAAATCGCATGGGATCTAAATTTTCATGTAACGGATACGGTTCAGCTGTGGGCATTCTACGTACAATTACAGTCTTGCTAACTGGACTTTCTGCATCAGGAGTTGCCATATCAGCAACTTCATGAGTTTTTAGATTTAGAGGAATAGTAGCTTTGGCAGTGGTTCTAGCTTCTTCCGGTAATACTGCTATTTGTGCAGTCGGTGCAGACCCTGCAGTTGGGCCATTCATATGTATCTGCGGAGCAGTCTCAATTATATTTCCGCCTGCATTAGTTTCATTGCTTCCGGCTGAAGTATTAAAAATATGCGCTCCGGATTTTATATCTATATTTCCAGAAGAAGTATGCTTCCAAGTTGAGTCTGTATTAACATCAACTGCACCTGTAATCTTAGTCTTTAAGTAGCCACGAATAGTGTGATCAACATTGACGCCAATATGTTCAATACGCATGTCTTGATATATTTTAATATCAATCCTGTCAGGAGTTGCTCCGTTAACATCTTCTACTGGAGATGTGTCATCTGGGTTATTTGAAACAGGGTCATCGCCCGATGATTGAGATGAATCAAACGGTGCAAAACTCGGAGCAGACCCAGGGGCACCGCCTGTTAGGCTCAGTGAGCCAACTCGCCAATCCATACGTTGAGCAACATTATGCGTGTAAGTTTTTGCATAAAACTTCTTAACATCATCATTAACTGTTTGTCTAAGTTGTTCATCAATAGTTTCATCACGACGACGTTTGATGTGAATTTTCTGATCTCTATCAACAATTAATACTTGATCTTTAACAACATTAGTGTGCATTTCACCGTTAACTTTAGTATTAAAATTACGTCCAGCTTCCATGTTAATGTCACGGTCTGCATAGAAATTAAAATCTTGTTTGGTTCTAAAGCTGATACTGTCTTCGGCATAGACTTCAATCTTTCCGTCGCTGGTTAATTCAATCCAAGCAGTGCCGCGGGCATTACCAATGTAGATTAAATCTTCTGTGTTGTGCATTAGAATTTGATGGCCAGTGCGAGTACGCAGGCGAATTAATTCGTTATGCAATAGGTCTTTCTGGCCGTCAGTTTCATCCTGTTCTACTGCAGCATACTCTGGAGGACCTTCACTAGCTGGCGTTTTACGCAGGAACTTATCATCACCATCATCCATTACAAAACTAGAGCCGCCAAGTCGACTAACAAAAGCATTAGGAATCTTATGCTCGTGTTTACCTACTTTACCTTGTTTACCTGCTTTATCTACAGGTCCAGGTGTGCTAATCCCAAATACCATGCTAGGTACTTCACGACGAGCACTAGAAGTTGTTATACCTCTAATGTCATCTTGTAGCAACCCTTGTTTTTCTAAAGCAAGAGCACTGGGATGTTCTGGTTTTAATTTTTTTGTAGTATCACTTTGAGTTTCAGGATGAATAATTTTATTATATTCACCAACAGGAACTCTAGTCTTAACAGTGTCTGTTTCTCTGCTGTCATCAACAACATATTCTGTAGCAGCATAACCTGGTAAGCTAAAGTTCATATCTTCATTTTGAACACACCCCATCCAGAATCCCTTACGTGGATCGCCGCCAATAAAAATAACAACTACTAGAGTGCCGACATCCGGTGGTACCATCCACATGCCATAGGCTTTTTGTGTATTGTCGTGAGTGTCAGGATCGTCTGAGACATAGTCAATATGTGTTGATCCGTAAAAAGGGTTTAAGTATTTTACAGTTCTAAGCTGTCCTTCACGTGAGTCGTCATTACCTGACTCATGAAGTATTTGTACTTCTAAGCTGCCCATATAGCTAGGGTCAAGGTGGCTAATAATCTTAGCTATAAAAGGACCAGGTGATAATTCTGAGGAGTTTACTCCAGATCTAAATTCTTCTGCCATGTGTTATGCTCCGCCTATTGCTGCATCATACGGCATAGGTTCTTTCTTAGGATACTTGCCCGGTGTTTCACTATCTTGTCCAGGTTGTCTAACTAATCCTAATACTTGTGTGAACTTACCTTTGTTGAATTCGCTGCTTATACCTTGCACTTTAAATATTCCAGAAAATTGTCTCACTGCTTTAGAATTTTTAAAATCATACATACCAGTATCAGTGTTTATATCGTTTGGAGTTCTAAATGTAACTCGTACCATTACTTGTCCTTTTTGCCAATCTATTGACCCTTCTTTGTTTATTCCATTTCCTGCTGATTCAAGTGTAAAATTACCCATGCCGCTGTCACCAATAAAATATGGATCGCCTAGAATTTTTAAATCTAAATTTAGCATGTCTTTGCCTTGTGTGGCTAAATCCATAAACTGGCGGGCAGCTCTAGTAGCAGCGTCGTCAGGAGCCATTGCACCACCACGTTTACCTGTAGTTGATTCTGTGCCATCTCTACGAACTTTTTCTTGTCCGTAACCGCCTTTAGGTTGCGATTCACCTGTAGTTGCTCCTGCGGGTGAAGGATATGCACTGCTAACTGCACTGGCTAGCTCTTTATCTTCAGCTTCATAACTACCAGATAACATCTGTCTATAGAATCCTAACTTATATTCTATTTGAAAATCTAAGATATCATGATTTTGTCCAGTGTAGATATAATTAAATTCTCGTTTAGGAACTACTAATTCAGCGTTAGATTTTGTATTAGCTGGAAAAAAGATTGCTGCATCTATTTGATAAGGCACCACACGGAAGATTACTTTTTTAGCTTTTTCGCCTGTTTGAGTATCAGTAGGAGAAATATTATGTACGTGTGTTTCAACACGCCACCAAATAATTTTTCCGTCTGGTGTTTGATTAGCTTCTTCTAGAGCTTTTCTTCCATAGTCACTGACTAGAATAACTTGATTGATAATATCTTGTACTTTAGAACCTTGTGCAAATTTAAAATCTGCATTCTTAGTATCAATAGTAATTTCGCCGCGTTTATAAATTCCAGTTGTGGAATCATAAGTTGCATTGTCTTTTGCCATAGGAGTACCTGCTTTGTTAAACACTCCAAAGCCTAGATCTGCAGTTCCAATTGCATTGCCCGTGTCATTACCTGTGTAGGGTGCAACAGGGAATACAATATCAATTTCGTGAGCGTACTCTACATCTTTCTTTCTATCTTTGTCGTCTTTGAGTTTTTTATTGATAATTTCTTTTAGACTTTTTTCGCCTTTTTGTAAAAGGTCAGCAACTGTATAGGGGCCGCCTTGATTACAAGAAATATTTGCATCTGTTTTAATTTCTGCAAAGCTATTTGAGTGCCCTTGTTCACTCCACGGAAATGCAGATACCTCATATTCTGAGCCCTTGGCAGTAACACGCATACTCAGCTCTCTTAGTTTAATATGAAAGTACTTGGTTGTTTTAGGAATAGTCTTTAGGAGTTCGTCTGGACCAAAGTGTCCTTTAAATTCTAATTTTAACATGAAAGGAGCATCAGTATAGTTTTCGTGGCCTGCTCGAAATGCGGCAGCCTGTAGTGTTTCCCAAAACTGTCCCATACTATATGGCTCAATTACTTTGAAATTTATTTCAGTGGAGTTTGAGTTACCTTGCATTTGGTCTAGGCCAACTACTCCTGACATTCTTACCTGGTCTATAAAAACAGTTGCGCCAACTTGATCAGGAGCTCCTGTAGGCATTTGAATAATAGGAAGGCCGCCTCCTCTAACTCCTCCGTTGACTTCTCCGTCGGTGAGCGCATACAATCCAAACATGTAAGTGTAAGATGCATATTTGTGCAATGGATTTGCTTCAGTAGTACCTGTAGTGTTTCCGCTAATATCCCCAGCACCAAATAATCCTGCGAGAGTTCCTGCAGCTCTTATAGCTCCTTGAAGGCCTGAAGATAACCCTGCTACTCCTGCGGCAATACCTGCGGCGGTGCTTGCTACTCCTGCCAGTGCGCCTGTTACTCCAGTACCAACATTGGTAATTCCGTTTAATGCAGAACTTCTTATAGCTGATGCACTTTGTGTAATTGCAGACAAACTAGTAGTTGCTTGATTAACTCCGCCAACTACTTGATTTGTTTTTGAAACTACATTGGTTGCTGCTTTAGAAACCTTATCAAAATATCCCATTTTATAATCCTAGCAATTTAGTTAGGCGACTTCCTTTAGGTATGTATATCTGTACTCCTGGGATGAAATCATAAATTGGATCATTAAGTGTATCTAGATTGCGTTGTATAAACACCCACCATAGTTTAGCATCTTTGTAAAGATCGTAAGCTAATAGATCAGGACGATGTGTGTATTGTGATTCGATTGTGTATAAAAAATCATCAGGCTCTGCTGGCACTGGACGAATAGATAAAAAACTTAGATAGTTTTCTACAATAGGAGTGTCTTTCCAAGGACTGTTTTCTGAATAAGTTGCCATTATACAAATCCTGCTGAGCCGCCATTGACGAACGAATATAAATTAAAGTTTTTAACTTTTTCTCTGCTGTAAATTGGCTGTAGTGTCACGTTAAATGAACTTTTAATAGGTACGTGGCTTGCACC